CTATTAAAATGGAAAAAGGGAAAACTCTTTTAAAAAATGGCAAATTAAATGTTTTCATTGAAAGCATGTTTATTGATTTTAATGAAAAATATAAGAAATTAGTAGTAAATAATTTAATAAATCACAAGACAATTCAATCAAAAAAATTAAACAAATTAATTGAAAAAGAAGAAAATAAATTCACCGATAGTTTGGTTAATAATTACATTTCATTTGTCACACAAGATAAAATGTACCATAAAATCATAAATTACTTTGCCTTCTAAGAAGCTTTTAGAAAAAGCTTTACCAAAATAAGCTTTTAGAAGAAGAAGTTTTACCAAAATGAAGCTTTTAGAAAAAGCTTTACCAAAAGAAGTTTTACCAAATGAAGCTTTTAAAAGAAGAAGTTTTACCAAATGAAGCTTTTAGAAAAAACTTTATTTATTAAATTTTTTTATTTTAACTTTCGGTTTTACTATTTATATATTTTTTCACTGTTTCGTATGTCCAAAAATTAAGTGCGTTTACTATTACGGCTCTTGTTGCGCATATACTAAATCCTTTGTAAAAATTTTTCTGACTTAAAGCTTGTTTAATAGAAATATTTTGAGCGATTTGTCTAGATTTAACCACGTCTAAAGGATATGTTATCCCCCAGTTTATTAATCCTGCTAATCCGCCAGCAATTAAAGGGTTATCATTTTTTTCTTTAATATAATGATAACTTGAAAAATAAATAGAACAAGCTATTGTTTCACGAAAAAGTAAGCTTGTAAACCCTTTTGATTTTGTAAATGACGAAATTTTGAGTGGTTGATTTGTTTGTTGTAAAATTTTCCCAACTTCAAAAAAATATAACAGAGGTGTCGCGCAAAACCCAGCCACGCCCCCCGATATTATTTTACTATTTGTATATTCCAGTGATCTTTCATAAACCGGAAAAACAGTAAAATTAAACACAGATGCGGATACTAAAGGGAAACGCCATCCCCTATAGTATTTTTTTATAGGAAGAGGAAACCATTTTTTTTTGTTTTGTATTAAAACAACAGTTGTATCAAATGGATGTCCTACCAATGTCTGTGTTATACCAACACACGCCCCTGAAATAAAATCTGTCATATATTGTATTTACATTTTAATTATCCATAATAAATTAATTGTTTGTGAAATAATTAGAGTTTCGCTTACCAGACATAAAGACATTTGAAGACACGCCATATTTATAGTAAGGTATATTGTGCGTTTCACACCATTGAATACATTTTTTTATATTTTTATTTTTTATTATGTTTGTTTTATCACATTTTTTTTCTTTATTTTGTATTATTTTTAAAGTGGTTAATATATTATAAACTTGTTGTTGCGCGATTATAGCGTTTATTTCTTCTATGTTTTTAACAAAATAATTATTTATGTTTATATTTAATATTCTATGTAAAGAAATATCTGAAAAATTTATATTATTGAAAATAGTCAAAATATGCTCAAATTTAATATATATATTTTTATTTTTTGGCATTTTGAAATTTTTACAAATAATATATCGTTCTGAATTTGCTATCCTACTAGTATCTGGTTTAAAAATATACATTTTAGAATAAAAAGTTGATAAAAAATATAATATATCCACAGAACATTTACTGAATTGGTCAAAAACTTTTAAAACAAAAGTCCCGCCCTCTGCTTGTAAACCAACGGCATACATTATTTGTGTAAATATTAATCTTGACGCCATTGTTTCTTGGCTATTATAATTAATAGAAAAATCAAATCCACCGTCTCCTGTAATAAAATCCATTGAGTTTTGGTATTTTTGTAAACAATAATTAAAATTTTTCGGATTATATAAGTTCCCCGTATTATCAGAACCAGCTTCAATTGTAACATTTGGATTTTTTTGAAGAAACATTTCAGATTTTCTCCATCCTGGTATTTCGGCATTTGTTTCGTCTATGAGTGTCATTCCATAATATTTATCGTATTTATTAAAGCGCATATATGTAACGGCTTCTATAAATCCACCTGGTCCCTCAGCAAGATGGAACGTTTTTATTGGTTTATCACTATAATTATCAAAAATATGAAATATTTTACATATTTCAATAAGTTTAAAAAAAGCACGCGACAAAGGCTTTATTTTTGAAATAGATGTTTTATGATTAGGAACGACCGTATGGATATATTCATAGGGATTTGTTATTTTTTTAATATTATTCCAGTCATCACCACATAAAGAAATTTTTTTTTTAATTTTATTTAATACATTTTTAATGGTAATATTAATATAATCACTGGTTTCTTCCATATTATTAAACTTTATTTTTAAATGATCCTTATTTATATCATTATGTATTTTGGTAACAGAATAATAAGACATGTTATATTATACATAGTATAACATGTTTTACGTTTATATCTATTCATGTAAAAGTTTATTTTTTATCTAAGTTTTTAATTTTTAATTTTAACCCCTTTTTTAATTTTAAGGTTGGTTTTTTTTTCGAAGATTTGTCAACGGTGTCTGAAGCAACTTTCGTTTGTTTTAATTTTAATTTACGATTTAATTTTTTTACCTTCTTTGTTTTTGACAAATTGCCAACCGCCGCTTTTTGGAGGCGTATACTTTCCTGAACATCGCTAATTTCAATCGCTTCTGACTGTCCGGTTAGTATTCGCGATACCTGATTTGCGTCAACATCTCTGATTTTTTTAAATACAAAATATTTGTTTAGAAAAGATATTTTTTTTTCATCATTGCTCATTTTTCCAGCCGATCCAATATCACTTTTTCGCAATCTTCGCGTTGAGATCATTTCTTCCATCATTTCAAACATTTCATTAAAATTGCCTATAGAATTGGGCAATCCCAACTCCCTAGCTTCTTCTCGTGAAGGCAATATAAAACCATAATTTTCCATCAGTGTAATTAAATACTCATAATTTACCAAAAATTCAGAAAAGGTTTTATTTATTGATTTTTGATAAACGTCTATTTTAAAACCCAAACTATTTGAATTATTTTCAAAAGTTTGCGATGAATATTCCTTTCTAATTTCCCACATTTTACTTTGATTTTTAACAATATGTATGCTTTCTCCCACATCTTTATCCTCTAAATTCTGAAATACCTTTCTCCCATCGTAACTTGTTCCTATAAAGTATCCACCTACTTTACAACATTCACTAACATTTTGTAGAAACTCAGCCAGCGTATTTATATTTTCAAAGAAGTAATGTATTGAAAATTGATTTGAAACGATGTCAAAACCATCTTTTCCTTTTCCATACTGTCTAATTACACCACTTCCCAATTTACCTTCGTCTTGTGAACCGTCTCCGAATATTGCTTTGGTAATTTGTTTTCCTTTTTCCGTAAAAAGAGCTTCCCCACTGCGTATGTTTAATTTACTATTTGCCTGAACAAATAAACAATATGGCATGGTATGAAACTTTTTTTTATTACTCAAAAATCTAGCACAAGCACCATCTAACCGGTTTTGGATATTGTCCCTAGATAAGTCTAAACCAAATACAAACGATAATTTTGCTTTAATCCACTTGGGAAAATCACCACCCTTTCCAACACTCATGTCAATCAACGTATTACCTGGCTTTGCCACTGAGGTAATCAAAAGTTTTTTGACAAATAAATTATGAAAATTTCGAAGTGATTGTGTAATTGTCTTACCCTTTCTGTTATAATACACATCATTATCCACCAACTCACTGGGTATATTGTCACCAGTAGTGATCATTTTCTCTGAAACCGGATTATGAATAGATTTCCATACACTTTGGGCCACGTGATACGCATTGCCGAAATTTTTTCCTCCCGCTTTATACTCAGCCGTTTTTTTGTCTCTGACTCTGATTGGTTTCCATTGCCAAAATTTCTCATCATTTAATTCATATCTAAACTCAACAATCGTCCCATCTTCTATTACACTTTTACCATCTTCAGTCATCATATATTTATTACCTGCTTTTTCTTGTAAAATAACATTACAAATGTAGGCTGGATATTCCGGTGTTGGGTCAGTTGGATGGAAAGGTACTGGTTTATAAGAATCTTTTCTATTGGAATAATTTGTTTTTTTTGGTAAATTATCATTTATAACATCCTCACAAGGATTTAAATAACCATGTTTCGTTTCATCAAAACCAACTCTTAAAATTAGTGTTTTATATTGTGTTAGCTGCGTTTCATGCGTCATGTTTTCACCATTTTGGAAAATATTTTTAATAACATCTTCACCGGTTTCTGTTTTTTTTGTTGTTACTAAGAAGTCAATAGTATTAAACTCTGGTGGTTTCCATTTAAAAGAATCCCACCATGTCATTTTGGTGAACCGCATTTTTTCATCTGGTGAAATATTACCAACACTCATATCAGAAGGAGTGAAAATCAACCCATCAATTTCATAGTTAAATAAATCTTCTTCTTTTCGCGTGATAATGGTATTGCAATTTCTAAATATTTCATCTCCATTAGATAAATAAAATGTTTTGGTTCTAAATGTTACCGGCATAGTAGACCCAACAACCGGATAAGCTTCTAAATTTTGAAATAACTGATCCCTCAATATTTCCAATCTATTTAACTGTTTGCTTTGTTTTTCTTCGCCAGAATTCGTTTTTTTAATAAAAGGATAACGTCTTATATCGCGATTATCAAAATAATATATATCAAACGCCAAAAATATATTTATAAAGTTTCCAAGTTTATCATGAAGAACTTGCTCTCCATCAACTATAGAGTTAAATAAATCAGAATTATCTGTTTTTGTTCCCGTAAATTGGACATTCATATTCATATCAATAAAATATATTTTCCCTGTTTTATGAATAAACAACAACTTTCTAACACCATCAGCCTTATCTGTTACTGTATAAGAACGTCTTACATTTGGCATAACAAAATCATTATTTATGGGAGAAATATTTGTAAGTTCCAGTGACACTGATTGTGGACCTATGAAATCACTGCTTTTAATTCTTCTCTCTGGAATAGGGTTTTTTCCATAAACAACTCGCATATAATCACTTAAAATTATATTTTGCTCATCGTAAGATATGGGAAAGTTTGATCCTTGTAATCCAGCCATAACAAGTTTTAATACAACTTTTACTTTTTTCATATATTCTTCAGCAGATCTAAATGACGACATTGAATTATTTTTTGTAAGTTCAATTTCAATCTCAAAATGCTCAGGGTTTTGAAATACATTTGATTTTTCTATACGGTATTCTGGTATCATTTTGGACCCGAATTTTCCTGGTCGTGTTTTAGAATTCCTCACTATACTACAATCTACTTTCAATGGATAATCGCGATGAGTAAAACTAAATCTTTTGATAAATCTAAATGTTTTTTTACTATCATTCCATTTAGATATTAATGTTTGAACTAAATTAAATTCGGGTTTTAATTTCTTTTCTTCTTTATAATTTACTCTAAATTCAAATTTTTTAAAATCGATAGGCATTAATCTTTCACCATCGTGGTATTTAACTGTTTTTTTTTCAAATATGATGCCCCAATTCCCAAATCCCAATTCGTTTTCATCTAAACTATTTTTTTTACAATACTTTTGTATTTTATCTATACCGTTTATTGAAGTTCTTATATTTGAAATCTTTATTTGTCCTGATCGCGGATCGGTATATTCATTGTTAATATTTAAATGATAGTCGTCCTTTTTATTTTCAAACCCCATTGACTTAAGTTTTGCAATCACATTATTAAAATCTATTTTAGTAATTGGGTTTCTATGATTTGTACCAAATCGAATTTCTAATTCATCACCGAGCGAACGAGAATCTAAATATTTTTTTATATAGTCTAAAAATTTACCATTTTCCGGAGATAATCTAGATGACATAATATATATTAAATGACATATTATTTTATATGTTTTCAATTTTATATTATTTATACTTATCGATATTTTCAGTTATTAACATATAAAGATCTTTTTTTCGTTTTTTTTCTATATTTATCTTTAATTTTTTAGCGATATCTTGTAAATCTTTTAATTTATAATTACTGATAGCTTTTAAAGGTTTGTTGTAATTTTCAATATTCCACAAAGAATTTTGATACTCTGTAATTTTCTTTTGTTTATCTTTCCCATCGTACAAAGATATTTCATTATTATCGAAAATAATAAAAAATATATTATTATCGTCTGTATTAATTTTACTATAAATCATATTATTATTTTTAATTACAAAGTTATAATTAAATACAGTTAAAAGACAAATTAACGTGTTTACTGTAATTTTATTTTCATTTATGAGCTCACTTTCGATAATATTTTTTTTCCATTTATTTTGTTTTAAAATATGTTTGTATTCTCTGATTTTCCCTACCATTTCTATTTTAATTTTTTTTTCTTCAATAAATTTATTAAAAATTTGCTCATATTTTACATGACCATAATGAATTATAAAAAAACACCAAAATAGTTCATCTTGTTCATGTATTGTAAATAAGTTTAAATTTTGAGATAGTTTTTTCTGGGCGGATGATAAAATAGGCAAATGTTTTATTTCATCATCGTTTAAAGAAAAATGTGATATATATTTTTCCAAATTTATTTTTGAAAACATAAATTTATTTAATTGTTTTACTTGTAAAGACATAATTAGTTATTATGATAATACTGCCACCGTTTCTTTATTATCTTTTTCCATTTCATCTAAATATTTATTTTTCTCTGTTTCAACTTTATCAAGGTGGTCTTCTTGTAATGAAACATACTCTAAATATTTTTCTATAGAATTAGACACGTCTTCGCTTAATGTAATCATGTTAATAAAAACACCATTCGAATTTTCAGTATAACTAATATTGTTTTCAATTAAAATTTTCAAAATGTGTAATTGGTGAATTTTTTCTAAAGTCTGAATTTTATCTCTTAAATTTTTCAATGATTCCATTGTATTAACTTATAAATAATTTTTAAGCGTCTTTAATAATGATTTTAATGTTTGGTTTTTTTTTAAATTTCTTTAATTCTACATACTCAGCAATAACCGAAATATAAGAATCGTTAAGCTCATATCTAATACCAATAACACGGATATTAATAGTGTCATTTACTTCTAATTCTGTAAATTTTTCATTATTATGATGATGATCTCTTGCTACAAATACTACCACCGGTGATTTTAATTCATCTGTTTCAGCTCTGATACCTGCCTTGGTTATATTTTTAACAACACATCTAAATCTTTGACCTTCGACGGGTCTACATATTAAACACTCGAAAGTTACAGTAAACAAAACATTTTTACCTTTTATCTCTCCCGATGAATAATTTAATAAACGAATAGAATTATTTTTAACAAAGCCCTCGTTAATACATTTACCTTCAAATCTTTCTATTAATTTTCCATTTATTAGTTCGGCAATATTATTTCCAACTTTATTAAAAGGAATAGATACAAGCTTATATAGTATATTTTGTTGATAAATTCCTATACCACGTTTTTTTATTTTTTTCTTTAAAACCGGTTTTAATTTTTCAGTATTCATGATCTGTATTATATATAATAAATATATTATCTTTAATTATTTTTTCAATTTTTCAATATTATTAATAACTGAACTCAATACATCAAAAAACCATATTTTATTATTTTTACTAATTTTATTATAATGTCTAAATATTAATTCGTTTTCAGCACATAATTGTAAAGAATTTATTTTAATATTTTTACTATCTTTACTATCTTTAGCACTTTGATTTATATTTTCATCTCCGTATATTGAAGCAATAGAACTCTTATGTTTTGATCCTACATTATATTTTTCAAAATCTCCTTTTTTTTCCAATAACGTATTAATTCTTTTTATGATTAATTTTTTACTCTCGCCACTAGCACATCTAAAACCCTTATTACTTCTTCCTTTTTCACTTTCTCCTAGTTGTTTTATTTTAAATACTATTTCTTGTCTACCAACATTTATCATGAAACCTATTAAATTATTAATAGTGTCCAAATTTGTAATTTGAAATTTTTGGAACATTTCACGCGCCAAAGACCCAGTAGCCTCTCTGGAATTAACCCATTTATTTTTTTTTAATGTTAAAATCGTATATTGTTCATATGACGCCGGTTTGTTAAATTGCGCAAGCACAATACCCTGATAATCGTTATTTGAAATTTTATATGTCTCAAAATATCGTTCTATTATTTGTTCCACCGTAGTTTTTTTCTTTTTACCAGTTACATGATTTAAAAGTAATATTTTTTCATCAAAAGTATAAGAATCTAAAATATGATCCATGGCATACGAAAGTAGATCATTTTTGTCAAAATCATTATATTTTACTAAATTCGATATTGCCCAACTACATCTCATAACCCAATTATTTTTATTTTCAACATCGATAGAGCCAGGTGTGTTTAAAAATTTATATTGATCTTCTAAATATGATAATAAATTGTCTTTTGTTATTTGTATAAATTCAGTGTTATCAGAAATGCGCTCATCGATATTAAAATTAGGAATATTTTCTGGCAAAGCAAACTCTATTTTTTTTCTTTTATAGTCAACGGGATGAACTCTTTCAAATCTAGAAATAAAAACATTGTCAATTTCCACTGGTTGAAATAAATAGTAGTTTCCAATATTAATTAAATGACCCAATCTACCCAAAATATCGGTAATGTATTCATTTTTTTCATTTATTAAAAATGTTAGAGCGGAGTAAATTTGATCTATTGGATAATTTTTCAAATGTCTTATGCGTAATATTAAATCATCCTTTTCATAAAAATATTGTTCTTTAAATAATAATCTTATTCTTTGTAAAATTTTATCTAAATTCATAATAATAAATGATTCATTATACGTTTGGTCATTTATAGTATCATTAATTTTATTTATAGGTTTGCATTCATAAGAACATGTTGTAAAATCACACATATCACTGTATTCTTTATCACCTATTTTATAATTAATTATTGTTCCGTTGGATAGTTCTTGCTCGACAGTTGTATTAATTTTCTTTTGTGAAAAATTTAAAGCCTCGTTGTTAAGTAAGCAGTCGGTGGCGGTTTCTTTCAGTATGCGCGATACGGTGGACATTTTTAGTGCTTTTTTTTCAGCTAACCTATATATATACAAATCGGCGGCTTCTATATTTTTATCTGGTAATTCTGTGCCATAAAGAAAAATAGAACAGTTTCTTTTTTCATAGGGTAATCTACAATGACTTAAATTTCTAATCGCACGTCCCATAATTTGCTTTTGCCTGCTATAATTATACCATGGATCCATGATATGCATTTCACGAATATTTTTAAAATCCAATCCTTCAGAACCGGCCCTTGTCACAATAACAACCTTTACTATTTCACCATTAGCATTATTCTCTGCGGTAATGGCTTGTAATTGATTATGTGTATTTGGGGTTAAATTTTTATCACCCGTTATCATTATATAACGCGCCGGTGTTTTAATAGGATTATCGTCGGTACCTTCTTTTAAAGTAATTGAATCTATGGGTGGCGAAGCCGGTGTTTCAAATAACGAATTTGTTCCATATCTAGAAAATCCCATTTCTTCTAGCGCAAGAGCCATAGGAACAGCACCGCCATCGATATATTGCGAATATATAAAAACAATCCCTTGTGATCTCTTAATAGAAGACAATATATATTTTATTTTTCCACTGTATTTTCCAATTTCATCGAAAGAAAAAATTCTTCCAAATTTTTCCAATGTTGAATCTTTATATTTAAATTTATTTTTTGTTTTTGGTTTAAAAAGCATTGTTCTAGCTAAACCTTTTTTTCCAAATAAAAATTTGCTGTCATCGTCGTCTAAATTTTCTAAATTTTTATGAGGATAAATCATATTTAAAGCCTGTAAGGGGTCACTTAGTATTGTATATGATATCCCTTTCTTTGGGTTTGTCATCGCCGACGCAGTTCTTGGATCTCTTTTCAATGTTTCAATAATAAAATTATATCCAAGACTTTGGTATGAACCTATATTTGTTAACAATAAGTCAAATAATCTTATATGGGGAATAGTAGAACCACCATTTATCTGTTTTTCTGGATATTTCCAACTATTGTCATCTCTTTTTAACTGTAGAGAGTTTAAATTTAATGCCGTGGCTGGCCATATACTATTTGGAAACGTAAACGGATTCTCACCCCTGACATAGGATATATAACCAGTCGCCTTTTGTATTAATAGCTCTTTGCCTATTTCACGTGTCCCCTTCACCAATAAATTTCCATTTTTATCAAAAATTTCTTTTTCACTTATAGGAAATCTTTTATCATTTAAATTTAATAGATTAAGTAACCAAATAATCTCAATATGAGAATTAAACATTGGTGTTGCTGATAATATCATTAATTTTAAATTATCGGAGTATGAAACCAATTGAATTAAATTTTCCGAACTTTCCTTTGGTTGCGCTTTTCCTTCTTCGTTAAACCGCATATTATGAATTTCGTCAATAACAATCATTCTATTTGAGAACTCTTTTTTAATTGCTTTTTTATTTTTCATTTTAACAATCAATTCAGTGTCAGAACCCAACACTTTTTTATTCATTATCCGCTTAATATAATTTGAAAATTGGCCATATCCCATAAAATGGTAAAATTGTCGTATAATTTTTTTTATTTGTCGTATTATTCGCGAACGAGTTAACCCTTTCATATTCATTGGATTTACCTCTTTTATAAATTTGTTTCCCGTACATGCTTTTATATTCCATAATCCATTAATATTTTTTAATTTTCTCTCATCAAATAATTGAATTTTGAAATTTTCTTGAACTTTTGGAGAAGCAACTATTATAATACGTCTTGTGTCGCCCATTTGAGAATTATATGTTCTCATTTCCTCACATACCGATATGGCCGAACAAGTTTTACCCGTGCCCAATCCGTGGTATAATAAAAGACTATTATACGGTGTTAAAAATGATAAAAAATTTCTAACAAACATTTGATGTGGTTCCAATTCAAATTCAGTATTTTCACAAAATGTCTCCGCTACTTTTTTTATATTTTTATAATTTTCTTTAGTTTTTTCTACATATCTGGTATCAAAAAATTCCTTCTTTGATGCCAATTTAACATTGAATTTTATATCATTTTTATTAGGATATAAATAATCAATATTAACCGTATCAGTCTCTAATTCTTTTTTTTCTTTAGTATCCATACATTTTAATAAATTTTGATATTCTTTATTATTAATATCCAATTCACTGTTTTTTTTGGAATTAAATAATTCAATTAATTTTTCACAAGATTTATTTTCTTTAATTTTTATTTTCTTTTTCTTTTTAATTTTTATTTTCTTTTTAATTTTTCTTACCTTTTTTATTTTTTTTTGCGGATTAGTTTTTTCCATCGTTAGTTAATATATCATAAGATTAATCTATATTCATTTAAAAGTGAATTTATTTTAATAATCACATTTTTTTTCTCTAAATTATAATCTCTAATATTGCTCAGTACCTCCTCTAAAGTACACCAACGTGTTTGACTAACTTCACTTTTTTGAAATTCATATTCGGGTTTTTCTTTTGAATCAATAAATCCTAAATAATATTTGTGTTTATATGTTTTAAAATTCGACCCCATAAATATTTCCTCCACAGGCAAAATATTTTTAATAACACGTAACGTTTTTTTATCATATCCGGTTTCTTCTTCCCATTCCCTTAAAGCACATGTTAAATCGTTCTCTCCATTATTTCGCCGCCCTTTTGGAAATCCCCACTCAGGGCAATCCCATTGTTGAGAACATTTTTTAACCAATATTTCTAAATCATATTCTTGCTTTTCATCGACCTTAATACCCCTTTTTATTTGTAAGAATTTTTCTTTGGATGTTTTATTTTCACTTTTGTAATTAAAAATGCTATAATTACCCCATAAATCACACCATAACTCATCAAAAGGTTTGTTTAATATATTTTGTTTTTCAATATTCGTCATTTCACTGATTAAATTAGAGATATAACTTTCATCGTATATTGGATACTTACCCCTCAAAAAATCAATATAACCTAAAGAATCTTTTCTACATATCATTAAATACTTAAAGACATCATTTTCTTTTTTTATTGCTACGACACCCAAACTGGTAATCGGTTTTTTACATTTATTAAAATTATGTCCAATGGTTCCACAATTATTACAATAATTATTTTTTGAATTCTTCATAATTATGTTTATCTTCTAGTTTTTATATCATTTAATATATTAATGAAACTAGATTCTAAAGTTTGGATAGAGCAATTTAAATTTATTATGATTACTATTTCGATGTATTACCCAAAAAATCCAAATGAAGTTACAAAAAAAAAATATTATGATTTTATTCAAAATATTCCGTTATTTTTTCCAGAAAAACCGTTGGGTGATTTATTTATTAAAATATTAGACGACTTCCCCGTAACACCATATTTAGATTCGAGGTTATCCTTTATGAAATGGGTTAATTTTATAAACAATAAAATAAATAAAACTTTAGACATCGAAGAAATTAATTTATACGAAAGTTTAGAAAAATATCATAATATGTATAAATCTGTGGATGTTTTAAAATCTGAAAAGAGAGAATTAAATAATAAATACATTAAATTTTCCATAATGTTATTATTAGTTAGCGGGGGCATTTATTTATACATAAAACAAAAATAAATAAGCTAATTATATATAACATGAAATTAGAATTAATAGTTTTTACTATTACTGTATTTTTAGTAGCAAATACTTATTATGATGGAAAATACACGAAAATGTTGACAATAGGAAAAAAATATATAAAAATG